ATCCTTCGGCAAGTGGACCACGGTCGGCGAGCTCCAGTCGCGTCCTCAGCGCAACCAGGAATCAGCCGACCGGTTCCGGGCCGAGCTCCGCGGTCCCTCCACGCCGGAGATGGCTGAATATGCCGGCCGTCTTGGCCTGAGGTGACATGCCCCATGCCGTCCGCTGCATCGATTGCGGGCATCCGTCGCCGGAGTCGCCGTGCTCTGGCTGCAGGCGGCGGCGTAATCAGAAGCGAGCCAGCGAGAGCTACTACCAGACGCCCGAGTGGAAACGTAAGCGCGCCGCTGCGCGTCGTCGGCTCGGAGATTCCTGCGCGATCTGCGGTAGCACCGAGCGACCTATCACCCACCATCGCAAAGGTCGCGCCGAAGGAGGCGAAGACGTGCAAGGGAACTTCATGATCCTCTGCGGCGCAGGTGCTATCGACCAGCCTTGGGATAGCTGCCACAGCCAGTACGAGGCCGATAAGCGCGCTGGCACGGACACTGAGCTGCGTCGGTTAGTAGAGGCCCTGTGAACGGTCGCAAGGCCAGAATGCTCCGCGCGGCAGGGGAACCAGAAGATCTCCCGCGGATCATCGGCCTCCTCTCCTGGTACGAAGAGAGCGCAGTTTGGCTCGCCGCCACCGTCGCCTCCGCAGCCAAATGTTGCGACCACCTCGTCGCTGTCGACGGCGCCTACTTTCTATACCCGGAGGGTCGCAACCGCTCGAGCAGCGAGCAAGCCGCGATCATCACCGACGTCGCGACCGCTAACGGAATGGGCGTCACGATCCACACCCCGGCCCAGAAGTGGGAAGGCAACGAGGTTGAGAAGCGCAGCTTCATGTTCGCTCTCGCCGAGACCATCGCTGACCCCGATGACTGGTACTTGGTCCTCGATGCCGATGAGGTCATCCTTGAGATTCCGAGCGACTTCAAGCAACGGCTGGCAGCAACGGAGCTCGATGCCGGCGAGGTGACCTTCTGGGAGCACCAAGACCCGCATCAGGATCTAAAACTTGCGGTCGCGGCAAGGCAGTTCGAGTGGAGCGGCCACCACCGCTACCCGATTCGGACCCTCTTCCGCGCCATCCCTGGCCTCAAGGTGGAGACCAACCACTACACCTACGTGACGCCTGATGGCCGGTTGCTCTGGGGGAACGAGTCCGCAACTCAACAGGTAGAGGCATTGGACTGCCAGGACCTCGTCATCGAGCACCGCACCCACCTGCGCGACCTCGCCCGACGCGCCAGCGCTCGGAATTACTACAAGGCCCGCGATGCGGCAGGCATCGAGGCAGGCTGTTGCGCGAACTGCACGGAGGATGCGACCAAGTTCATCACCGTCGACTGGGAGCTTGAGGCTCAGGGCCTAACCGCGCGAACCGTTCCCGTCTGCGAGGGCTGCTTCCCAGCCGCGAAGGCTGCCAGTGACGCGGCACTTCGCGAGCTTGGGTTCGATCCCGGCGGCCTCCAATACGAGGGTGCGACAGCAGCGTGAAGGTCGCGATCATCGGCTACGGCAGGATGGGCCGCAACCACAAGCGCGTGCTGGAGCAGCTTGGGCATGAGGTCGTGACTCTAGATCGCGATCCAGCCGCTGGCGCTGACTTGGTCTTTGGCCAACTTGAAATGCGTATCCAGCGGATGCCTTTCGATGCCTTCTGCGTCTCCACCCCGATCGCTTCGCTCCGTGATGCCGCAGAGCGACTGGGCTCAAACGGCCTACCATTGCTTATCGAGAAGCCTGGCGCCGAAAGCCTCTACCAGCTGCGCGCTGCGCATGAGCTAGGCAACGTGACGATCGGCTACACCGAGCGGTTCAACCCCGCAGTCGAAGCGCTCAAGGAAAACCTGCATCGAGTAGGCGTGGTCCAGCACTTCAGCGCGCGGCGTCTCGGCTACGCCTACGATCGCGCAGGCGATCCGGCTCTCGACCTAGCAACGCACGATCTGGACGTGCTCGACTACCTGTTCGGTGATGAGGCACGCCCTCTGCTCCTCGACCACGTCGCCCGTAGCCGCCACCACGTGTCAGCACTACTCCACTACGACACGGAGCCAGTACCTGGATTCCCGTGCCAACCATGCTCGGTGAGCATCGAGGCCAGCCACCTTCACCCGACTAAGGTGCGGCAACTGGAGATCGTCGGTAGTGACGGCGTGCTCTGCTTGGACTACACCGCCCAGTCGCTCTACCTTGCTGGCGTTGAACCCATCTACGATGGCATGCCCCACGTCGAGCCACTGGTCCGCGAGTGGGAAGCGTTCTTCCGAGGCGAAGGCAGCGACGGCATAGCGGCCATGCGGATCGCTGAGCAGATGGTGGAAGCCGAGCCTTCTAGGATTGCGGCATGAGCGATGACGCTTACGAGTGGGCCATCATTTTCGAGCCCGATGAAGGCACGCTCATGGGCGAGCCTGTCTGGGCAGTCAAGGCGGCCGAGGCAGCTGGCGTGATCTACCTCTGCCCAATCGAGGATGGCTCGTGCTCTAACGGCCATCACAAGGGCGGATGCTTCTGGCACTACTGCGAGGGCAAAACGCCAGACGACTACGACGCTGCCACTGACAACCCATGAGGAACAAGCAGGTAGCGCCCAGCGATAGCGCCCAGGTCCTCGCCGACCTCGTACCTCGGATCAGCTACAAGCCTGGCTGGCACTTCAAGCTGAGCGAGATAGACAGAGGCCAAGGCTGCGAAGGGCTGACGCTCATCATCAGCTTCATGTCTTCGGATTCTCTCGACCATTCCAAGCAGACCGAAGGCGTCCACCTCATGCCAGTCCTGCCCGCTGCCTACGACGAGGAAGCGTGGCTCTACTGGATCTTCGAACAGATCCAGATGGTGGAGAGCCACGAGTCGATGGAGTTCTTTTGCTGTGATGGCACCCAGCCGTTCTTCCCGGACCACGGTCCCGGTCGCAATCCCTACGCCCTGCATCGGATCAAGTACGAGCGGCAGATCCGCGAGCCGGCAGTTCCTTGGCTCGGTGGTCCTGCGCGCGACCAGCACTTCGCATAAGGGGGGGGCCTCTGTTGGTGGCGCCCCTCCCCTGCATCGCGCAGGAGCAACATTTTTGAAAATCCCGATTTCGGCCAGTTTTTGGATGGGCCGGTCTACATAGACGCGCGCGCGCGGAATCGGTTCCTTTTCGCTCCCTTTTGAGCGGAGGTAGGGCAGTTGCCTCGTTCCAAATCTCCCCCTCCGGCTGACTTCGACGCTGACTCGAAGGCCCTCTGGAAGAAGACGGTCAAACAGCTCGAAGAGCAGAGCACCTGGCAAGAATCAGACATGCCGGCGCTTGAGCGGTACGTCCGCGCTCTCGCTAAGGCCCGGCTCGCCTGGAGCGGCATCCCTCGCAACAAAGACGGCTCCCTGAACCTCACGGCTCGCGGCTCGCAGGGACAGCTCGTCCAGCACCCGAACGTCAAAACCGCCCGCGAGTCAGAACGGGATGCCCACGACTATGCCCGTGACCTCCTCCTCACCCCCAAAGCGCGGGAGCAACACCAGATCGAAAAGCAGCGCGCGGAGAAGGGCGGCAAGTTCGGGCTCGACTAGGCGACCGGCGAAGCGCCCCGCAGGCAGGATTCGCTGGAGCTACGAGTTCTTCGTCTGGTTTGCCGAGCTACTAACGCTCCCGGTGACTGAGGTTGAGTGGACCGGGGCGCCGAAACCGCTTCGCCTTGAGCCGTTCCAGCGCTTCATCCTGAAGATGGCGTTCAAGACCGGGCGCGCCGAGCTCCTGGTGTTGCTGCCTAAGGGAAACGGCAAGACGCTCCTCTTCGCGGCTCTCGCGGTATTCCATCTCTTGACGGTCGACAACGCCGAGTGCTTCATCGGCGCCGCGGACGCGGAGCAGGCGAAGACCATGTTCCGGTTCGCGAGCCACTTTGTGGAGTCGGAGCCCGAGCTTGAAGCGAAGCTCGACCTTCGGAAGTCGACGCGGGAAATCCGGTCAAAGCGCGACCAGGGCTTCATCAAAGTCCTCGCCTCCGACGCGTCCAAAGCCGGAGGAAAACGCCACTCCTACAACCCCTCGCTCGCGCTGATCGACGAGCTTCACGCCCACGACAACGACAGCCTCTATACGGCGCTGCGATCGGCGACCTTCAAGCGCGGTGGCCTAGTGATCACGATCTCGACCGCAGGCCACGACGAGGAGAACTCTCCGCTCGGCCTTAAGAGGGCACAGGTCTTCGCCTATGAGCATTCGGGCGGGAAGATCCTGCGGCGGCGAAGGGTCAACTCTCGCGGCCAAGCCGTCTCCGACAAAGACGGCCGACTGACGATCGTTGAAGCACCCTCAGGCAATACCTGCATGCTCGAATGGGCTTGCGAGCCCGACGATGACCTCGACGATATGGAAGTCGTCAAGCGGGCGAACCCGGGAAGCTTCGTAACGATCGCCGGGCTCGAAGACGGCCACGAGACCCTCGAGGAATCCGTCTTCAAACGGTATCGCTGCAACGTCTGGGCTCAGGCCGCAGACGCTGTGATCGATGAACGCGTCTTCGACGCCCTCGAGGACGGCTCAACGGTCCCGGCAGATGCCCCGCAGTACGTGGTCGTCGACTATGCCCGCAAACGTGACGGGTGCGCCGTAGTCCAAATGTGGCGGGATCCCGAGCGGGAGGTCGTGGTTCCGAAGGCCCACGTTTGGGCGGTGCGGGAGAAGCGGGCCGGCCGGCCGCAGCCCGCTGCACACACACTGATCGCCGAGGCGACCATCCGCCAGTCGCTGGTCCGAAAGCACATCCGCGCGATTCGGGACGAGGGCGCCGAAGTGCTCGGCGTGATCTACGACCCCCACCTTTTCGATCCCGAGGAGCTATCGGATGAAGGCTTTCTGATGATCGAGTTCCCGCAGTCCAACGAGCGCCTGGTGCCGGCCTCGAAAGCTCTGTTTGAGGCATTCAACCAGGGGCAGATCCGACATGATGGCGACTCGGTCCTACGAAGCCATGTGGTGTCGGCTGGCGCCAAGGACGTATCAGGTGGGGAGGGGTGGCGCTTCTCGAAGGCCCGCTCCAAGAAGCTGATCGACGCCTGCATTTGCCTGGTGATGGGGATCGAAGATGCGCTGCGGCCAGTAAGCGCGGGGGGGTGGGAATGGTGAGATCTCCGTTTCCATCTCGTGGCCATCGGCGAGCCCGAATCCACATGATCGCCCAGGGCAAATCGCTGACCATTGAGGGCATCCTCGTCGCGGAAACGAAGCACGACCTTGTTCTGCTCGCGGCGAAGGTATTGGAGGAGGAGGAGACCAACGTCAGCGTCAGCGGCCAGGTTGAGATCCCGCGGGCCAACGTGATCTTCAAGCAGGTACTTGTCTGATGATTCTCAAGACGCCCTACGGGGATCGCGAGTTGTTCAGCGCGTTCGATTCGAGTGTTCCGATTCCCCGACCGTCGCAGTGGGGCGGCGCCCTCTCCTATGCTGGCAAGAGGGTGACGCTCGAGGAGACGATCGGCCTGCCAGCCTTCATGAGGGCGATCCGCCTGCTCTGCGAGACCTCGGCGAACATGCCGCTTCTCCTCTCCAAAGGATTGGCCCCTGAAAAGGAAGTGCTGCTCAATGCCGAACAGCACGATGTCCTTCGGCAGCCGAATCCGGACATGACCGCCTTCCAGGTCTGGTCGTTTACCTACGCCTCGCTGCTGCGCGGAAACGCGCTCCTCTGGAAGGTGAAGGTCCGCGGCAAGGTCAAGGCGCTCTTCCCACTGATCCCGGACTTGGTGAAGATCAAACGCCGGGATGGGGAACTCGTCTACGAGATCCGCTCGCGGGCCGGCGGCCCGGTGACTCGGACCGTGACCCGGACCGATGTCATCCACATTCCGGGCATCGTACTTAACGACCCGGCGATCGGCGTCAGCCTAGTAACTGCTTTCCGACACGGGATTGGCACGTCGCTCGCCCGACAGGAGTTTGAGGGCAGGTTCCTCGCCAACGACGGTCAGCCGGGGGTCGTCCTCAAACATCCGGACTCCCCATCCGAGTCTCAACGCCAAGAATTGCGAGCGAGTTTCGAAGCGCGCCATGCGGGCGCTTCCTCGGCGGGGCGGCCGGCGATGATGTGGGGCGGCTGGTCAATCGACCGCATCGCCGTCTCTCTGTCGGACGCCGAGTTCATCGCCGCTCAGCGCTTCTCGGTTCAAGACGTCGCTCGGATGACCGGTGTGCCTTCGGGAATGCTCGATGAGCCGCCCCTGAAATCCGTGACGACGACCCCGGAGACGGAGAACATGCGCTTCCTCAGCTATGGCCTTACGCCGTGGCAGGTTCGGCTGGGCCAGGGGCTCGCCCTAGACGAAGACCTCTTCCCGGGTCCCGGCTGGAACGTTGAGCATGACCACACCGAGCTGCTGAAGCCGGACATGAAAACGCGCTTCGAAGGCCACCGGCTGTCTCGGCAGGGCGGGTGGAAAACGCCCAACGAGATCCGCGAAGCCGAGGGCCTTGCCCCGATCGCGGGTGGCGATGTCCTGCAGGAAACCCCGGTCGGCGGCGCGCCGAATCCGTCCGAAGAAGCTCCCGCCAACGTACCTACGGCCTAAAGGAGGGCCGCTGCCATGACTCTCAAGTCCACCGCCGCTGCCCGATTCACCATTTCCCCGCCGGCTGCCGCTCAGTTCACGTTCCCATTCACGATCGAGCAATTCGCGAACTCTGGCGCGGAGGGTGGCGGGCGAATCTTCCGTGGCCACGCTGCGGTTTTCGATCGCCTTTCCCATGATCTAGGCGGTTTCCGAACGAAAATCGCTCCGGGAGCATTCCAGGGGGTCCTCGATACCAATCCGGATGTCCACATGGTCTGGGACCACGACACGCGCTGGACGATGGGCCGCACTCGGAACAACACGCTTGAACTGCGGGAAGACCCAATGGGCCTCCATGTCTGGTGCCGCTTGGCGCCCGTCAGCTATATCGATGACCTGGCGGTGCTGATGGAGGGTGGATACATCGACCAGATGTCTTTCGCCTGTGAAATTGGGGCTGACACCTGGACTGAAAAGGACGACGAAATCACGCGGACGATCGAAGAGGTCTCCGCACTCTACGACGTCACGGTCTGCGCCCAAGGCGCCTTCCCTCAGACCGATTCACGACTTGCAGCAGATCTTGCCTCAGCAATAGAGGCCGGTCGCGTCCAAGGACGGGCCGATACCGCCGCAGCTCCCGAGGAGGAGCTGGACGGTGACGCCGCCGCAGCTCCTCCGGAGCTGGACGGTGAGGGTGTCGCACCTCTGGTGGGCAGCCGGATTGCCGCGTCGCGTGCCCTTGCGGCCGCAGCGCGCCAGATCCACTCCTGATCCAAGGAGACCCACATGAAGCTGTACCGAATTCGGCTGCGGCTGGCTGCCGAAGCCGTGCTCTTCTACTTCTCGCTGGCTCGGCTCCGGTTCGCCATGAGCTATGTGCCGATCGAAGGAGCCGATCCGGTGACGGACATCGCTCCCGTGCAGGAGCAGTATCGCAATGCCGTCGCGGAGCTGCATGCCTGCGCTGATCGCGTAGATGCCGCAGCCAAAGCGCTCGACGAGGCCGGTGAGGACGCCGATCTCAGCGAACTTGAGGCGACGCTGACCACGGCTGGAGATGATCTCGCAGTCGCAAGGGCGAAAGCCGATCAGTTCCAGGCTCGCGTCGAGCTGTTCGAGCGCACCCAAGAGGCGCGTTCGATCGCCCTTCCGGATCTCTCGGAGGACGCCGGAGGTGAGGAGGATCCCGGAGGCGAGGGCACCGAGCACGCCCGCCCGAAGGGTGGAAAGGCTGAACTCACCTACCGCAAGGGTGGCGAGTTCTCGTTGTTCCGTGACCTCTACAACCGCGACGTCCGCCACGACAATGCTGCGGCGGAGCGTCTCGGGCGGCATATGCAGGAGATGGAGGCGGAGGGTCGTTTCGATCTGAGCTCCACCGACGAAGCCGGCGGCTATCTGGTTGCCCCGCTTTACCTGCAGGACGAGTTCGTTGATCGGGCCACGGCTGGCCGGGTCATCGCCGACGCGATCGGTGTGAGGGATCTTCCGCCGAATACCGACAGCGTCAACATCCCGAAGATCAGCACCGGCACCGATGTGGCCAATCAGGCCGACAACGAAGCCGTCAAAGAGCAGGACGCGACCTTTGGGACGCTCGCCGCGGACGTGAAGACCAAGGCGGGTCTGCAGGACGTGTCGCAGCAGTTGATCGACCGCTCCGTTCCGGGTGTCGACGAAATCATCTACGCCGACCTGACCAAGCAGTATGCGGTCCGGCTCGACCAGGATGTCATCAATTCTGCGATGGCCAACAACAAAGGCCTGCTCCAGGTCTCGGAAATCAACGGCATCACCTACACCGATGCTTCTCCGACCCTGAGCGAGCTCTATCCCAAAATCGCGCAGGGAATCGCAAACGTCCATGAAGGTATCTTCATGCCGGCGGATGCGATCTTCATGCATCCTCGGCGCTGGGCGTTTTGCCTGGCGGCGCAGGACTCCCAGAACCGCCCCCTGATCACCCCCTACGCGCCGGTGAACGCAGCCGGCGCCACGGATGGAGTGATCGCAACTGGGCCGGTCGGTGCCATTCAGGGCGTTCCGGTCTATGTTGACCCGAACATCCCGACCAATCTCGGTTCAGGCACCAACGAGGACCGCGTGGTCATCGTTCGGCGCGATGAGCTGTATGTCTACGAGGACCCGAACGGGCCATATCTCGAGACGTTCCGCGACGTCGGGTCCGGCAACATGACCGTCCGGTTCCGGCTCCACAACTACTGGGCGCAGCTCAACGCCCGGCGCCCGAAGGCCATCTCGGTCATCTCCGGCACCGGTCTGGCCACGCCTACGTTCTAGCCCGACGGCTGGAACTTCCCGAGCGTCCTCGGCCGGCACTCGCTGGCCGAGGACGCAACGGAGAGAAAGGACCGCGATGTCTCTCACCGACGAGCAGCGAGCCGAACAGGTAAAGGCCCTGACCAGGGAGCTGCATTACTACGAAACCTACGACCAACCCGAGCGTGCTGCCCAGGTCCGCCAAGAACTCGACCGCTTGGGCGCCGAGGCCGCGCCACCGCAGAAACGCGCGGCGAAACGCGCCAAATCCAAAGCTGAGAAACGCACGGAGCTCTAATGCTTTGCTCGGTCGACGACGTCCGGGAGTTCCTCCAAAAGGAGGCTGAGCGCACCGAGCAGAATGCAATCATTTCCTCGCTCATCGCCGCCGCCGGTCCCGTGATCGGGAACTATTGTGAGCGTGAGTTCGAGCAGCCCAACGACGATGATGAAGCCCTAGCTCGGACCTTCGAGTATCGAGGCGGGGGATACCTCTCTCTCGCTCCTTTCGACCTGCGTGCCGTCGAGGGCGTCCGAATCGACGTCGATGAGGAGAGCCCGACTGTACTCACTACTGAAGAGTGGCGCCTCCCAGCGCCGACGCAGCACGGGACGATCACCTACCTTCGTCTCGCCCCCTACCTGGTTCACTCCCGATCACGCTGGCAGGAGCGGCTGGTGGAGGTCACCGGTCATTGGGGGTTTGAATCGGTTCCCCCCGAGGTGAAGCAGGCGGCGATCGTCACCGTCGCGATCTGGCTGCGTCGCGATGTGTCGGCCTTCTCCCAGACCTTCAACCTCGACGAGGCCCATGTCGAGCGCCCGGAGGCTCTACCGAGCGCGGTGACGCGGATGCTCTACCCGTTCAAGCGTCAGAGCTACGTATGAGCGACAAGATTCACGTCCGAGTCGACGCGGCCCGGACCAGCGACGAGTTTAAACGTGCTCGGGCGACGATCCGAGCCAAGGCGGCGCTGGGAGTCAAGGAGGCAAGCCAACGCGCGATCCTACCGCCAGTAAAGCGCGCCGCGCCGGCTGTCGTCTCGCCCTACCTGACCACCAAATCCAGGGGGACGACCGGCTATCTGACGACTCTGGGGCCGAAGATGAAGGATCGCATTGCCGGCCTCCTGAACTTCGGGGGCTTGGTGAGCACAAAGATCGTTCCGCGGCGTAAACGCGCTCTGCATATCCGCGGGACGAACGTCTTCGTCTCGCAGGTCGGGAATGGTCAGAGCGCGCGCGGGCGTCGCTACAAAGGCAAGAAATTCATCGAGCGCGGCGTTGCCGCTGGCTACCCAGAGTTCGAGCACCGCCTGACTGACTCGATTATGGCTGCCTTTGGGGATCTGGCCCGATGAGCGGAATCCTGTCGCCGCTCGCCGACGCCTTGGTCGAGAAGGCTGAAGAGGCTGGATGCGCCGGTTATCGGTGGGCACCGCGCGAACTCGACAGCTCAAAAGCAGCGGTGATCGAGCTGCCTTCTGTTGAACGTACGGCGCTCGACGCTCCTGAGGACCATCTTGGCCAGGAGGATTGGCGGCCAACCTTCGACACTGTTTTCTACTTCGATCTCGATGTCGCAAAGGCATCTCAGGACGAAGCGGTCGAGGCTGTCGAGAAGTTCGTACTCGCGATCGATGCCGACCCTAGTCTCGGCGGCCTTTGCCAGGAAGCCAAAGCGGTCGAGGTGCTGCCACCTGAATTCGTCGAGGACGACGCGCGGCCGCAGATTCGCTGGCCGGTCCGCGTCGAGATTCTCACGTTCGTCTAACCCTCAAAAGGAGACCAACCCATGTCAAGCAAAAAGCGTTACGGGCTGATCCTGACCCTGGGTGGCGCTCCTGCCTCCCCGCACGTGATCAGCCCTCTCCCCGGCTACTACCGGCCCGACGTCCCTCACCTCGTAGGAGGGCTCGAGGATGACCTGACCCTCGAGGAGGCGAAAGCCGCAGCCAAGGACATCGACATCCTGGAGCTGGTTGAGGTCCCAGAGCACAAGGAAGGCGAGGCCGAAGAGGTCGCCGCCGCAGATGTCGAGGCGGGGCGCAACGGCCTTCAGGAGGCACGGAAAGACGGCAGGGCCGGGGATGCCCCCAGTCGCGCCAAAGATGAGGCTGCGGCCTTGAAAGGAGATGAGTAAATGCCCACCGGATATGCGCGGCTGGCCTTCGAGACCTTCCCCGGGAACGAGGTCAACACCCCGACGCTTTCGACCAAGAAACTCTTCCCGCCGCTGCAATCGTTTCAGCCGACGCGAGGAGAGGCGCCGCTCGATCGAGATGACGAGCTGCGAAACACGGATGAGCCATTGGCGATTGTGCCCGAGTCCTACAGCCCGACTTGGGAAATGAACGTCCGTGCATACCCAGACACGATCGCCTTCCTGCTCGCCCTTGCCCTCGGTCCTCCGACGACCACTGCTGGCAACGGCGTGATCACGGATCTGAGCGGCGCCGCTGTTCCGACCGGGGCATACCGGCACCGTTTCTCGGCTCCGTTCGGCCCTTCGGGCGCATACCCGAACACCGTGCAGGGCGACATCGGCTACTCCGATCAGGGCGTCTACCTGAAGGGCAAGGGGCTGGCCTGCTCGGATCTCACCATCGATACGCCCGAGCAGGGCGGCGCCGCTATCAAAGCCAACGGCCCGGGTCTGTTCCTCGACGAACAGTCGAACCCAAGCCTCTCGCCTGCATTCGAGGCCCTTTCGATCCCGCCCTTCTTCCGCGGGAACCTGACTCTGCCGACTAACCTCGCTGGCACCGGACAGACCCAGGACTTCGGTCTTGCGATCAACAACCCGGTCGAAGCGGCAAGGACCCTCGGGGTGCCTTCGCTTTACCCAGACACGATGTTTAAGGCCAACTCGGGAGGACCGATCGTGGTGTCGGGGACGATCCCGAAGGAGATCATCGACAGCCAGGATCTCCAGGCGCTTAAGTCTGCAACGGGTTTCGAACTCCTGGCGAGCTGGGTCTCGACGGCGACCATTGCGGCGACTTCGTTCCCTTACAAGTTGCTGTTCAAAGCCGCTAACGCGCAGTACACGGATGGCACGCCGGAAGCGCTCCAGGCCAAACGCCGGCTGGGGGCGTCCTACGGGTGGAAGTCGACGACCACCAGCTCGGGCTCGAGCACGTTCGACGTGATCAATGCGACTGCGAGCTACACCTAAATGGCCGGCGACACCATCAAGTTCAAGAAGCGGTTCCGGCCGCGGACCGTTGAGATCGACGCGAAGGACGAGTCGACCCATTTCTTCGAAACCGTCGCATTGACGCGTTCGAAGGAAACCAAAGTCCGCGAAACCCAGGAACAGGCGATGGGCTTCGACGTCCTCACCACGGATGAGGAGGCCATGGATTTGGTGCTCGAGCAGATCGACGAGATGATCGTGCCCAAGCCGGGTAAGAAAATGAAGGCGTCGAAAATCCTCAAGGACCTCTGGCTAGCGGAGGAGATCGAGAGCGCCGACATCATCGATTTCCTCAGTGACCTCTTCCAGAAGAGGCGCCCTACCTAAGCCCCGACGAGGAACTGGAGTTCTACATCCTTCGTCGGGAGTTCGGCATCGGAATGGTCGAGGCCGAACATGAGATACCCGCTCAAGAGCTCGACGTGCTGATCCGCCAGCACGTCCGGGTCCGCAAGGGCGAAAACGGCGAGGCGGGGGCTGCGGAAGACGAGCCTCTGTCCGCTGCGCCAAAGGAGTTCACCTAATGCCAGGTGGCCGAATTCGCATTTATTACGAAGCGGTCGTCCGCGACCTCGAGGCGGGCTCGAGGAGGGCGGAGCGATCGATCGACGGTGTAGGTGATGCCGCCGACCGGACCAATGCAAAGTTGGACGGGACGTCGGTCGCGATCGAGCGAACCCGGCAGAGCACCGACCACTACACGAAGAGCAACCGCGAGGCGCAGCGGAGCACCTTGGATCTGAGTAAGGAGATCCAAGGGATCAACGCCCGCTTCACGGGGATGCGGAATGTGGTCAGCCTGATCAAATGGCCGGGTCTGATTGCTGGCGCTGGCTACGCCGCGCAGGGACTCGGCGAGGTCTCGGCCGGGGCTATCGGTTTGACCTCAGCTCTTGCCCCCCTTTCGGGAGCTTTGGTGGCCTATCCCGCGTTGCTTGGGTCCTTTGCGCAGGCAATGGGCGTCGGTGCGCTCGCCCTGAGCGGTGTCAAGGGCGTTCTCGGCGAAATGAACAGCGCGCAGATTGCTTCGGGGGAAACGGCGAAACAGAGTGCCAAAGCTCAGGAAGCGGCCGCTGAATCGGTCCGAAGTGCGGAACGCCAGCTCTCTCAGGCCCAGGTTGGGTCCAAGCGAGCTCAGCATGAACTCACCCTGGCACGCCAGGAAGCTGTTCGGGACCTTGAGGATCTGAAAAACGCGGCCATCGATGCCGGCTTTGGAGAGAAACGGGCTGCCGAAAACCTTGCGAATGCCCGGCGCGAATTGGATCGAGCTCGGGCAGAACCTGGTAGCCATTCGGGTGCCGAACTGCGGAGCCTCCAACTCGGGGTAGAAGAAGCCCGACAGGGCCTCAAAGAGGCGAAACTCGAAAAGAAGCGGGCGGACCAGGAAGCCGCGAGAGGCAGTCGCCAAGGAGTCGAGAAGAACCCCAAAGTCCGCGAAGCCAAGCGGCAGGTAAACGAAGCCAACCTGCAAATCGCCGAATCCGCCCGTGCTGTCGCGAACGCTGAGAAGGCACAGAGCGAAGCGATGGAAGAAGGCGGCAGCGCTGCCAGCAAACTCGGCTCGAAACTCGCCGCGCTCCCGGCCGCAGCGCAGACGTTCGCGAAATTCATCTTCGGTCTGAAACCCAAAGTCCAGGAGCTGCAGAGCACCGCGGCGGAGGGTCTGTTCCCGGGTGTCGAAGGCGGGATCAAATCGGCTCTCGCTCTCTTCCCCCGCGTCGACAAGGCAGTGGGGAAGACCGCCAAGACCCTCGGCGGCTTGGCGCAGCGCGCCGGGGAGTTGGTCGGCAGCAAGGGGTTTGGGCGCGACTTCACCACGATCGCGGACGGGAACGTTCAGATCATCGACCGACTAGGCAACGGCGGCCTGAAGCTGGCAGATGCCCTGCGCCAGGTACTCGTGGTCGGCCAGCCGCTCTTGAAGTGGATGGCGAAGAGCGGCGAACAGCTCGCCACTTGGGTCGACAACACCGCAAAGTCGGGCCGCGAAACTGGCAAGCTCGCCGGCTTCTTCGAAAAGACGCGCTGGACGATGGAAACGCTCTGGTCGATGGCCAAGAACGTCGCCTCTGGCTTTCTCGAAATCGGCAAAGCCGCCTACCCATTGGGCAAATCCATTTTGGTTGCGCTGAATGGGCAGACCAAGGAATTCTCTGATTGGACCCACTCCTTACAGGGGCGGAACGCGCTGCGCGAATACTTCGCCGAAGCCAAACCCGGGATCTTCGAGCTGGGCCGCCTGGTCAAGGACGTCGGCAAAGACTTCCTCTCGCTCTCCAAAGGCCAGGGCTTCTTCGAACTGACCCATGCCCTGCGGGTCGAACTGCTGCCGGTCATCACCGAAGTACTCAAATCGACCACGGCTGCTTTCGGACCAGCGCTGGTCAAAGCGCTCGTTCAGATCGGCAAGTTGCTCGGAAACCTCGCTGGCTCGAGCGGCCCACTCACTCTCTTCGTCGAATCGGTCACCTCGATGGTCAAGCTGGTCAACGGGGCGTTCGACAACGTCCCGGGGCTGAAGACGTTCGCGGTGACCCTCGCAGGTATCGCCACGGTGAGCAAAGCCATGAGGTTCACCGGAATGGTGACCGGCCTGTCCTCAGCGCTTGGGATCGCAAAGAAGATTGCGGTGACCCTAGGGCTCATCGATGCGGCCGAGGCCGCCGCCGGCGGAGGGCTCCCGATTCCCGGCTTGGGTCGCAGGGCTTCGACCACCGTGGCTGGCGATGTCGGTGCATACGGTGAGAAGCAGGCGCTGCGGGACGTGGGATTACTTGGGAGCGGTGCCGCTGCCCCGAGCCTGGGCGCCCGGTTCGCCTCCGCGCTACCGGGCTTTCTTGGAACCGGCGCTGGACTGGCCGCCACGGGTGGACTGGCCGCCGCAGGAGCCTTCCTCATCAATCCCGGCGGCGGGTTGGTCAATGCCTCGAAAACGGCGAGCCAGCGCGAGGAAACCGACGCAATCCAGAAATTCGAAGGTCTCGATTTCACGAAGTCCGAAGCTCAGCTCAAGCGTTTGCGAAGCAGTTTCAAGACGACGATGGAGAAGCTCCGCACCGACGCGGCTCTCGGAATGGGTGCGATCAGCTCCGCCCTTGGCACCGGTCTCGGCATCGCCAACGAAACCTGGCGCAAGGGGACCAAGCAATGGCGCGATCACACCGCGCAGGCAATGCAGGCGGCAGTCTCGGAGATCCGCCAGGGGATGAAGGCCGGCACGATCGACGCCGAGTCCGGGCACAAGGAAATCAATCGCCTGCTCGGGGATATCCATCTCGTCAGAGGTAGTGACCCATTCGGCCTCTCGAGGGCGACGGTCAGCACCTTCAAAGACGTAGGGGAAGTCACCGCGAGCGGGGTCAGCAACTGGGTGAAGAAGCTGGAAGTGATGCCGGGCAAGGCGCGCGAACAGACGCGGGCGGCCACCAACGCCATGCTTGATGCGTGGGCGCAGGGGCATCCGAAACTCGAAGCGCAGGTCAAGAACCTCACCGACTACGAGACCCGCAAATTCGGAGCAGCCAACCAGTCGATCCAGCGGAGTACCGCTAATGCGATGCTGAATATGGCGCAGTCGGCGGAAAGCGGTGCCAGCGCCTTCTCGAAGTCCCTCGGGAGCATCGGCAGCCAGCTCGCGGCGGCTCTCCGCGCGTTGGGGGTGACGAAGATCCCGTCCTTTCAGATCCAGCAGGCGGCGAAAACTGGGACTGGGGTCGGCTCGGAAATGCACCATCGCGAATTCGCCGACGGGGGCTTTCTGCGAGGCACCGGTCGCCGCGACACGGAGGTGGTCATGGCCGCCCCGGGCGAGGCGTTTCTGACCGGCCACCAGCAGCCTGAAGTCCAAGCGGCGCTTTCGTTCGCCAAGACCTTCGGCGTGGTGCAGAACGGCTCGCTCCAAGAACTCTTCGCCAATGTCACCACGCCCCACTACATGGCGAGCGGGGGCATTGTGCGGCCGGTCATCACTGGAGGCGGTCCAGCCGAGCGCGAAGGCGAGCAGCACGGCGTCAACATGGTCTGGAAAGCCGCCCAGAAGTACTTCGAACGCCACGACGGCATCGGCCGCGTGATCGCAAACGGCAACAGGATGAACGCCCTCCACCAGCCGTACTTGTGGGGCGGCGGGCACGGAGCCACTGCCTCGCGGAACGGCCCGTGGGACTGCTCCGGTGGGACTAGCGAGCTCGCGGTTGGAGCGGGCCTAGATGGCGCCGATTTCAACTTCGCGCCGATGGTCTCAGGCGGTTTCGAGAACTGGGGCTCGCCGGGCAAAGGCGACTTCACGGTGCTTGCAAACACCGAGCACGTCTACTCGGTGCTGAAAACCCCGAAGGGCTGGAAAGCGATCGGGACCTCTGAAAAGAACCCCGGTGGTGGGTTCGGATGGATCTCGGGCTACACGTTCCGCCCCGGCTTCACGATCCGCCACGCGGACTTTTCTACGACCTCAGGCAGCCGCACCGGTAAGCGCGACCGCAAGGGACAGAAGCAGGCGAAGGGATTTGCCCGCGGGGGCTTCACCTCAGGCGACATCAAGCACAGCGGCGTGCTCTCACCCGAAGAATGGATGATCGCGATGCTGCTCGGCGGCTTCCCGGCGAGGGAAGGCGTGCTGGCGCAGGGCGCGGGGACGATCAAGTCGGAGTCGGGGTTCAACGCCTCGAGCCAGGTATCGGGGAACGAACACGAAGGCGGCTGGGCACTCGCAGACGCCTTCGGGCCGACGTCGATGAAGCTCGACCCGATCCTCTCCTCGCACGCCGCTTTCCTCGAGTGGGAGAAGGACGGCGGCTTCTGGCAGGCATGGGGGCAATGGGAGGCCGAACAGAGCGGCCTCAGCGGTGGTGGCGCAGGCACGTACGGCCCCGAATACATGCCGCTCGCCGCGGCTGTGATCAAGAAGTGGCTCGGCGGTGGCGCCCGCGGAGCCAGGGGCGGCGCGCCCAAGCTGGCGACGCCGACCTTTCCTGCCGGCCACACCTCGGCCGGCGGCGGCACCTACGGCTCGCCGGCGGGGCCGCCAGGGAAACCCGGCTCGGCGCGCCAGCACGAAGTCAATCTTCCCGGCCTCGCCCCCGGGATCCTTAGCGCGACCGCCAAGAGCCTGCCGAAGAACATCCAGGCGATGCTGAAGCAGCCCGGGATCACCTTCGCCCAAAAGCTCAGCATCGGCGAACTGGCGACCACGGTCGCCGGGGCGACCTTCCAGCCGACCCTGAACGCTGCGGGCGAAATCGTCGACAGCGGCCTCGACGACAAAATCGCCGCCGAATTCCTCAAAGAACTGCTGCTCCAAGACAAGAAACGGGTCCAGAAGAAGCTGAAGGAAATCGCCAAGGCGCTGCGCAGCCCACAGACGCAGGCTCGCAAGAACGCCCTGCAGAAAGCGCAGAGCGCGCTGCTCTCGCGGCTGGGCCAGGACATCTCAAGCCTTAGCGGGCTCAACGCGACCATCGAAGGCGAAGGGGCCGAAGGGGGCGGAGAAGAACACCACGCCACGCTCAGCGACCTCGCTGCCGGCTTCCGCAACTTCAACCTCAGCGATGTCATCGCCGAAGCGATGGGCCTCGACCCCTCGGATATGCCGACGGCACTCGACTACGCCAACCGCGACCTGGCATTGGCCGAACTCACCCCTGACGAAGCCGACGACAAAGCGGCGCGCAAGAAAATCCTTGAACTCACCGAAGCGGAATTCGCTGCGGCGCGGGCGACCCCAGATCCCCGCGACGACATAACCGCTGCCCAGAACCTCAAAGCGGCGCGGGAAGCCTACGAAAACATCGGTGAAATCAAACAGAACCTGGAAGCGCAGCTCAACCTCCAGAAAGAAGCCACTGAGAAGGCCGAACGAACCACGCGCCTCCTAGAAGAACAGAGCGGACCTGATGGCACCGTCGCGAAAGCGATAGCTGCGGTGGTCAGCGGACAGATCGGCGGCAAAGTCGGCCTCGGCTTCGCAACCCCTTCTGTCGCCGGCTCGCTCGCCTCCTACTGATCCCCCAGAGCCCGAAGGGAGCTGCCGCCCGTGCCGGGAGAACTTCTGGTCCTCGACCCTGTCACCGAGGACGCGAGTAATATCGAACTTCCGCTGAACGACGGGGTCAAGTTCCGCGCGATGGAACATGAGTACCCGCCTCCCCCTCGGGGGATTAATTGGTCCTCGAGCGCCGACACGGAGGGCGAAGAGGTCGGGGGTATCCGTTACCAAAATCGCACGATCACGATCAAGGTCCGCGTCTATGGATCCTCGCTCGAAGACTTGTTTACCCAGCTCGGCTACCTCGAGCAGAAGATGGGGCGGCTTGAGCGCAAGGAACCGATGACGCTGAAGCGGACGACGGCTTCAGGTCAGGTCTACGTCTTCGACCTGCGAGACGGCGAGGCCAACGTGACGCAGAACAATTCGATGCTGGCGACGAATCGCGCGGAAGTAGCAATCACCTTCACCGCGAAGCCGCTCGCCCGTGGTGCAGAAGGGGAAGGGGTTCTGCACACCGAGACGACCAAACCCTGCCTCGTCTTTACGGAGTTAGGTCCCAAGGGTGACGCGGCGGCGTTGGGGCGTTTGGTAATGACCGAGGCGCAAGGGGTGGATCAGTGGTCGCTGATCTGGGGGGTTCAGAGCCGTTATTACGACCCCTCCGTCGACGCCGAACTGTTCTACGAGGCCGAGAGCCGCACCCCGCAGGGCGGGGCGGAAACGAAAGAACTCGCGGGCGCCTCTGGGCTAAGCAAAAACACCGTTTTCCAGGGCGGCCTCAAAAGCGCCTACATCTCGATGCTGTCGACCCAAAAAGCCAGCGCCGGCAATCACCTGAGCAACATCGGGACCTTCCGAGTCTTTGGTCGATTCCAGCGGCCCACCTCGAATTCAGGCGAAGTCAGCGTCGCGCTCGAATGGGCGCAGGGCGACTTTCGCTTGACCACCCAGAATGAAGCGAAGACCTGGAAGAAGGACGAACTCGAGGGCGTCTTCACTCTCGTTGACCTCGGGCTCGTCCACCTGATCAAGGTTACTGCCGGCATGCAGCGCTGGGAGGGGCGCATTCTTGCCAAATCCACCAGCACTGGCGACGACATCTATTGCGACTACCTGATGCTGGTCCCTGTGGACGAGGGCTACGGCGAATTGGTCGTCGACCCCCCGGAAATCGCTCCGACTGCGCTGACTGCCCATGATGAGTTCGAACAGCCAGAAGGAAATCTGGAAGGAAAGGCGCTGCCGAGCGGCCAGGTCTGGACCGAGACCAACCGAACGGGCGCCAATGGCTTCAAAGTCGCGGGTGGTCTTTGCAAGCGAACCATCGCCAGCGATGCCAACCTTAATTCCGGGTGTTTTGCTCAGGCCGGCTCGATCAGCTATGGGCGATTCGTCGCCGCCGTTGAACTGGCGATGCAGCTCACCACGAACCTTCGAGCCGGAATTCTCAGCAGATACGTATCCACTGAAAAATGGCTGATCGCGGTCGTCAACGGAACCGAAGAACTCCAGGTCATCAAAAATGTTGGCGGCACGGTCACGGTTCTGGCCTCCGCATCGACGAGAGCACCGGGCGAAGCCGGGATCGAATTGCCTGAAGGGTTCGTCCCCTTTTACATCCAGTTGGCGATGAGCGAAAACGGGATATGGCAGGCCACCTGCGGCGCGGCCAGCCTGAGCGGCCATGACGCGGACCTGGCCGCCGGGGGCGTTCTGGCCACCGGCAAGATTGGCCTCTACGACGTCCATGCTGGGACCGGCGAAGTCACCCGCCGCTTCGACAACTTCTGGTTCGCTGAAGCCGCTGCCGCCGACGCTGCCCTTTACGCCAACCGGCAGGCGGAGGTCCGCTGGGATCGGATGCAGCGTCAGGACTCCGCTGGGGGACTGATGGTTCCACGGTCGGATTATCGCGGGACCTACTTGAAGGTTCCTCCTGCCGGGAGGGAGGGTCGCTCAGCACGGTTCATTGTCAAGGCGTGCAGGGGCGACTATCGTTGGATGGCTGATAGCGCGATCGACGATCTCAGCGGTCGACTGTTCACGCAGCCCCGACTCCTTACCGTGCCTGAGCCTTAGCGGCGATGGAGCGAAATCTTTTCAGTGCAGGTTGATGAAAACTTCTGGCGATGAACCACGCCTGAAGACCTCATGGGCACAGCTTTCGAACTGTGGCGGAGGTGGTTCTTCAAACTCTTCAGCTTCTTCCACCTCTTCCGCATATGAAGGGTTCTCCTCTCTGCAACCCGGAATTCGCCGGTCGATTCGGTAGCTGAACGACCAGTAGTAAGCGTTGTACCGTCGCCTCAGAAAGACGTATCCCGAACCATCGAAGAACACGGTGCGGCCGTGGTCGCTTCGCTTGTGGATGCGGTAGCAGTGTGCGAGATACTCGTCCCTGCTGCTCTGCCGATAGTCAGAGCATTGGAATCGCCAGCCGCCGCCGTCCAGAAACACATTCTCCTGAATAGCCTTGTTCATTAAGTACGCCG